TTTAAGAAGAATAATACTTACAGATTTACCACTTCAAGTGTTGAACCTGACCCCTTAATTAGGGTAGGAACAAGAAGTCAAGAATCGGTTATTGAGGGCAAAAAAGGACTATACTGGCATCACGAAACTGGAATTTACAGATACAATGGTTCTTATCCAGTAGAAATATCAAGACCAATTTCAGATTTTATAGATAATATCCAGGTTGCCAATTATGATGATATTGCTGCCTGGAAAGATGAAGACCATATTTATTGGTCAGTAGGAGATGTAACAATTGAGGATGAAACTTTCAATAATGTAGTTTTGAGATATACAGAATCCTCTGAGATTTGGACGATTTATTCTTATAGTAGCGAGTTTAAGTTCGGAGAAACTTATGATAACGGAACAACACTAACCAAAGTAGTGGGAGATGATAATGGATTTGTTTTAACCCAAGATTCTGGAACTACAGACGAAGGAAAGGATATATCCTATCGTTTCACTACTAAATGGTATGATTTTGGGGATATAGCCGAGAGAAAGATAATTGAAAGAATGATAGGATTATGCGAAAAAGCCCAAGGTTCAAATGTTGTTTATCAGATAGACGGGGAAGACCAATGGCGAGATTTAGGAACTTTGGAAAAATATCTTAATGATTTCAAAAAAACTATCAGGTTTCACAGAATAAGATTTAAGATTTCTGGTATGTCAAAATGGGAGCCATTTGTATTCCAGGGGCTTGAAATTATAGAAGCCAGAAACGAGGGGATAATTATATAATAATATGCCAATAATTGAAATACCACAAGGAGATGAAGACGATATTTACAATTTGGGATTTGACAGATGGCTACAAAGGGGAATAGCCAAAATTGGGACAGATGACAACCCTGTGGTTTATGATAGTTTTGATAATGTTGTTCCTATCTCAATAAGTAGTGGGCCTATACAGGGAAATCTTGTTTTAGACCAAGGCGATTTGAAATCAGCCAACTATATATCTGGTGGGACTGGTTGGATAATTGAATCTGTGGGTTCTGTGGAGTTTGCTTCTGGGGTATTTAGGGGAGATTTACAAATAGGTTCGGGTAATGATATTATTTTAGCAGACCCTGACCACGGAACTTGGCGTTTGGGAATTGGAGACGCTGATATAGCAAATGCTCCTTTTAGGGTAGATAAAAATGGAAACCTATTTACTGTTGGGGCTAACATATTAGAGCAATTTACAGCAGGAGAAAGCATTTCGGCTGGTGATATAGTTTGTGTTAAAAATAGCACAATAAAGGCAAGTGTTAATGCTGATGCCTATACTTATCAGGATGTAAATGACAATTATGGCACAGCAACGCTTCTACATTGCGGACAAGATGCTGGTGGAAGTTTATTTTATACTTATATGGATATTGACTTAAGTAGTGTGCCAACTAACTTCCAAAAAGCAGAGTTATATTTCAGAGTTTATGACAAATTCGGGGCTAATACTCAAAGTTTAACTGCTTATAGAGTTACTAATACTTGGGATGAAAGCACTATTACTTGGGCAACTCAGCCCGCAAGAGCAACTACAACTGGCCCAGGAGACAGGGGTGCTGCTGGAGCAAATATATCAGGAGCAACAGATGTTTGGATAGATTTAACCCAAATGGTAAAACAGTGGGTAAGTGGGGTTACAAGTAGTTTTGGGATAAGAATTGAAAGTACTGGTGGTGGTGCTGGAGATTATTGTAGAATTATATCAAAAGAACACGCTACTTCTTCTCTACATCCTTATCTTTTAGTAACTACTTATGATACTTCAAATGAGAAAATCTATAAAGCAGGGACAGACGAATATGAATTATGTCGTGGTGTAATGGGTATTGCTACCGAGGCAGCTACTGATGGTTCTACTTGTATAGTTCAAACATCTGGTAAAAACTCTGATATAGCATTAGGAAGCGGGCAAGCGGGAGCTAAAATATATTTAGCAGATTCAACAAGTGCTCCTAATTATACTACCGCTACCACAAACCTTTCAAGAATATACCAAATCGGAATTGGAACTACCGACAATAATATTTTAATTAAGGAAGATAATGCTAATCTCTTTATTGAAAGCCACGGAAAATACAGAATTACAGCAGGAGACCAATATACTATGACACCACCAGATGCTACCTATGCTATGATTAGATGGGATATGTATAATAGTAGTCTTCGAGGAATAGCCAGAGTGGATATAGTAGGAAATACTACTGTTTGGGAAGAGAGAGATGTTAATGGGGCAATTAAAAGGTTTAAATTGGCGTGGGATACAGCCAATAATAGACTAAATGTCCATTATGACAATGCACCAGTAGATTACTGGGTATATTTCTACAAATAATTATGGCAAACTTTAATCCAAGTGAATACGCCAGAGAAAAAGGTTATACCAAATACTTCCAAAAGGGAGGTCAGTGGTATGCTAATTTTAATGGTCGCTGGGTAAAAACAAAGAGTAAAGAAGAGGCAAGACAAATGTCTGGTGTTGCTTTTGGGGTAGAGACAGCAGATTTAAGAACACAAGCAATAGAATACCTTAAAAGTTTAGGGTATTCTGAGCCAGATGAAAGTGAAATCCAAGCCGCAATGAAAGAAATATCAGAAGGAAAAGCGGTAACTCCACCAACTTCACCAACTACACCACCCCCAGTAGTTCCTGATGAAACCACTTCTACTGGTAATGAAATACTAGACCAAACCTTACAAATATTAACACAATACTTGGACAAATTAGACCAGCGAGGGCAAATGATAAATCCAGCAGTTGAAGTAACCCCAGAACAAATGGCTGACTTTTTAGCCCAAGCCCAAAGTGAAATTGACCCTTATTATTCTGGGCAGTTAAAATTAGCCAGAGAAAATCTTTTATTTAGTGCTGGTTATACTAAGGATGAAGTTTTAAAAGCAGAGGCAGAATTAGAAAGGAAATATGGAATAGGCGTAAGACAATTAGGAGAACGAGCCGCAGAAACAGGATTTTTATATGGTGGCAGAAGAAGATTGGCAGAAAGAGAATTAGCAGAGGAAACCCAAGCAGATATAGAAAGGACAAGAAGGGCTTTAGGATATGAAACAGGAGTAGCAGCAAGAGAGTTTGCTAGAAGATGGGGGACAGAAGAGTTGCCTACTTTAGAAATTGGGGCTATGCCAAGAGCAATGGCTGGTAGACGAAAGTTTGGAGTGGGAGCAGAAACTACACCATTATTCCAATTAAGACCTGACATTTATCAGGGGCTTATAGGCGAGCAGGAATTTGCCAGAAAAACAGCAGTCAGACAGAGACAAGCAGAATTAGAAGAAGCTTGGCGGACTAAAGAAGAGGCAAAAAAATTAAGAGAGATTACCCTTTAAATAATAATTAAAATTATGGCAGAAACAACTAAATCACATAGGACATTAGCAGGAATAGCCGATGAACAATTAGCGGGTCAGCAAGCACTTGAAAGTGCCTCAGAATTACTGGGAGAAACAACCAGTAGATTAGAGCCCGTTCAGAGGTTTAATTTAGCTTTAATGAACCTAATAAAAAGAGCACAGGGTATGGGAACTGGGGCTTTTCAAAGGCGGGGTTTTGAATTAGAAGAAAGACAGGCAGAAAGAGTTTTAAAACAAGCAGAACCTGGATTTACACCAACCCAACAAGCAGCGATTAGGGGTGCTGAAGCAGGAGCATTAAGACCCTCAATTTTGGGGGCAGAAAGAGGAGCACAGACATTTGCTGAGCAGTTGAGAGGGTTTGGGACGGCTATGGATAGGGCTCAAGCAATTGGAACTATGCTTTACAATGTGGAACAACAAAAATATGAAAAAGAACAGCAAGAAAAAAAGCAATGGTTTGATGTTTTGTCTGAAATATCTACAGATGAATGGAATGCGATGGATGACAAAACCCAAAGTATGTTTTCTAAACATCTTGGTATTTCTAAAGATATAATTGGGATGATAACCCAAGAAAAAGAACCAACCAAATATACTCCACCTGAGGCATATAAGCTTTGGGAACTGTCTGGCGGACAAGTGGGAACTGGAATGGACTTTAATACTTGGTATCAACAGATATACAGGGAGGGTGGAGAAACTAAGTCATTAACTTCTACAGAAATCAAACAATATCAAACTGATTATCCCGATGCTGGAATTACTATGGGAGATACAAAGGCAGATGCCGATGAAAAGATATATTTAGTTTATGAGTTATCTGAAGAAATACAAAATCTTAAAAATCAAGGAAAAACCAAAGAAGAAGTAGAGCAACTCTGGAAAGAAGTAAATGAGACAGATATAATTCCCACAGAAATTCAAGCTATGATTGATAAAGCATTTGAAAAACCCTTATGGGAGAAAATTTTAGAATGGGGAGGTAAAAGAACAACAACCACAACCACGCCATCAACCATACCTTCTACCCAAAAAGAACCTTGGAAAGAATGGACTAAATTCTTTAGTGAATAAATATGGCAAACTTACAAATGCCCTCTTCTTTACAGCATAAGTTTGTTTTATTAGAACAACTAAGACAACAGACAGCCCAGCAAAAAGAAGAGAAACAACCCAAAGCAGAGAGTTTTTGGAAAAGTACGGGGCAATCTATTGCTCGTTCTTTTCTTGCAACTGGCTCACAAATATATAAAACATTATTCGTTCCAAAAGAAGAAAGAAAACCATTTGGTGAGGCATCCTATACACCAGTAGAAGATTGGGAAAAGAAAATATTTGGAACAGATAAGCCAGTTAGTTTCAAAAGTATTGGAGAAGAAATGTTATTAGTGGGTGGTGATGACTTCAAGAAAAAATGGGGCTCATACTCTATTCCTTTAGGCATGGTTATTGCTGGTTTAGATATAACCCCTATTGGTGGTGGGGGGAAAAGTAGTGTGGTGAAACAAGGAGTAAAGAAAATTGCCAAAACCAAGAGTATTCCTACTATATTGAAAACCTTAAAGACAATAGTTAAGGGTTCAGACGATGAACTTAAGTTTTTAGCTAAGTCATTAAAGAATATTACAAATGAAAAAGATGTTGTTAAATTAATTACTTCTACTGGAAAGAAATTAAAAGCTATAAAACCAGCAGTAAAAGTAGCCACAAAATTAAAAACACCCACTACAAAAGTGGTTACTCCTATTACTAAGAAAGCAGTTAGACAAATTCCTGCAGCCACCGATACAACCGTTGCTGGATTTAAAGGAACAGTTGCTAAGGTTAATGAAATGTTGAAAACTGCCAAGGTAGATTTGAAAAAAGTTAAAGCACTACAAAGAACAGAAAGGGCTAAAAGGTTTGCTAAAGTAGAAAACTTTATTACTAAACAAATTGATAATGTTGGTGGAGAAGAGGGATATAGAAAAGTTCTTTCTATGTTAAAAGGAGAACTTATTCCGTCAGAGGAAAGGGCATTACTTGCTCCACTTAAAAATAGACTAAACGCAACTGAAATGAAAACCCTGTTTCAGGGTGTCTGGAAACACCCATATTTAACTACTGGAGAAAAAACAAGTACTGCTAAGGGTTTAATGCAATTATTGACAGGAGAGCTACCTCAACCCCATCAGCTTACCTTAATGGAAGAAGTTTTTGGAACAGATTTTATTAAAACTATTCTGTCTAAGAGAATATGGGGAGCAAAAGCAATGGATGTATTTATAGAAACAATGAATGTTCCAAGGGTGGCATTGGCTACTGCCGATATGAGTGCTTTTTTAAGACAAGGGATTATTGAACTTATTGCACATCCTGTTATTGGAACAAAGGCTATAGCAAGAACTTTTAGGTTTGCTGTAAGTCCCGATGACTTTGTTAGGTATTTTGATGATTTGGTAAAAGACCCACTTTTCAAACTAATGAGAAAAAGTGGTGTAGCAATAACTAATCCAAGCAAGGTGGCGGGTGGATTAGGTGCACGAGAAGAAGCGTTTATATCAAGATTTCTTCAAAAAATTCCTATAGTTAATATTCCTACTACTTTTGCCGAAAGGTCTTATACTGGCTTTTTAACTAAGATGAGAGTAGATATTTTTAAATGTTGGGCTGATGAATTATTAACAAAGGGATATAGCCCAGTAAAAGATGCTGACCTTTTTAAGGCAGCAGCAGAGGTAGTTAATACTTTTACGGGAAGGGGTAGCCTGGGAGCATTAAACAAAATAGCTCCAGAAATGAGTATAGCCTTCTTCTCACCAAGATTAATTGCTGCAAGATTTAATGCAATGAACCCAATTTGGTATGCCAGATTACCAGCTCCAATTAGACAAAAGGCAATTATGGATTTTGCTAAATTTGTAGGAGTAGGAATAACAACCCTGGGAATGATAAAGATGTACAAAGAAGCTAATAATATTCCAGATAGAGAATTAAGCTTAGAAACCAATCCAATTAGTGCTGATTTCGGAAAAATAAAAATAGGCAATACTCGTTTTGATATATGGGGAGGTTTTCAGCAGTGGGTAAGAGTCATTGCTCAAATTGCTACTGGAGAAAGAAAAAACACCACTACGGGTGAAATTGTCTCCTTAACTAAAGATGAATATCCTTTTACCACGAGAAAGGAAGTATTACTAAGATTTATTGAGGGAAAGATGGCTCCAGTTCCAGCACTTGTAAATGAATTGATGGCGGGTGGAAAAACATTTACTGGAGAGGATATGACACTTGCTTCGGTATTAAGAGAAAAATTTATTCCAATGTATATTCAAGATATAATGGAGGCTTATGCTGATGGGGGAATGGGCAAGGCAGTGGGAGCTGGCGGAGCAGCGTTCTTTGGAATTGGAGTTCAAACTTATCCAATTAAAAAAGGAAGGACATCAACAAGAGGAGGTTCTCTTAAAATGCCTTCTAAAAGATAATTATTAACCAAACCAAAAGTTAATATTGGGTTCTCTAAAGCCAGACATTATAAACCAAAAAATCACTATCCCAATACAAAACAAATAGAAAAGAGGAACCCACACCTTTTCACTCCGACTCATTTGTTTCCATTCTTCTAACCATTTCATATATCTCTTATTACCATAACCAAAAACTTATGTCAATACCCAACAACAATTATAGGAATTCCGAGCAAGACCGCAGAATTGAAGTCTTGGAAAAACACATTGGAAAACTCAACTCAGAAATGGGTGATGTCAAGGTGGATGTAGCACAGGTTAAAACAGACATATCTTGGCTTAAAAGATATTTCTGGGTAGTTATCGTGGCTGCTATCGGGGCAACTTTTTCTGTTGTTGTTAATTATCTCTAATAATATGTTAGACGAACCGCCAAGTAGTCAATGGAAATCAAAAAACTCTTCCAAAAAAAAGAAGACTGGCTTAGGGTGGCGATTATCGCTTTCCTTTTGGACATTATTAGGATATGTATTCAGAGTGCTGTTAATTGGCTTATACTCAAATAAGCAGTTTTACTCTTGACAAACTTTTATGGTTTTGCTATCATATCACAATCTCTCTAATACCCAGAAAGGGGCTGACAAAAATGTCGGAACTCTGGGTTTTTATTTTATATGTTAGAACTGCCAGAAGAAGAAGACATAATAACCAGCATAGAAGACATAGTAAATGATGAAGAATAATGGCACATAATCCAAAGTTTAGTCAAATACTAAAAGAATTGGAAGCCATCTCTAATGTCAAGAACAATGATTATGCTGGGGCTAATAATGACCCACTGGCTAATTTAAGAGAGTTTGGCTGGAAAGGGGGAGTAGTAAGAATTTCAGATAAATATTTTAGATTAAAGAACTTTGCTAAATCAGAAAAATTATCAGTAAAAGATGAAACAATTATTGATACTTTAAACGATTTGGCTAATTACGCTATTTTAACAAGGATACTTTATGAAGAAGAAAACAGGCAGGATTTATTTCAAGGGAACAGAAATAAAAAAAATAGCAGAAGGAAAAACAAAGGATAATCAATTCTGGGCAGAATTTGAAGTATATGAGATTTGGGGTTCAAAATATCCCCAAAAATTAATTAAAAAACCACTTAGGTTTGAAAATGCGAACAAAAAAGACTAGGGGATATTTAATCGGTGTGGATATTGATGGGGTTTTAGCAAGAGGCGAGTGCTGGTCGGAAAAAGACGCCCTTAAATTAACACCAATACAAGAGAATATTGATTTATTATACGACTTAATCCACGCTGGACACCATATTGTTTTATATACAGCCCGCAAGGAGTGGTGGCGGGCAGAAACAGAAGCGTGGCTATCAAAAAACAAAGTCCCATATCACGTATTGGTAATGGGCAAAACTCCTTGCGATTATTATATTGACGATAAAAACATAACCATAGATAATGCCAAGAAATTTCTGGTCTCATAAAGAAACAGAAAGGTTTAAAAAAGAATATCCATTCAGGACAATGGATGAACTCTTAAAGATATTTCCGAACAGGACATACAGGTCTTTAGAAAAAAAAGCGGTCGCTTTGCGGCTTAAAAAAGATAGTTCATTTAAAGGAGGCGATGAAATGGCTAAAAAAAGAATAACCATTCCAGAAGCTGTTGACAAAATACTTCTCAACATAAAGGATATGGGCATTACCCAACTGCCAGATGTGAAAGTTCCTAAAATCAAAGGCGGAAAGGGCGATGAAGAAGAAATAGTGGTAAAACTTTCTGACTGGCAACTTGGACACAAGACATCTTCCTTTAATTATAGGGTTGCTGAAAGAAGGGTTCATCATCTTCTTAAAAAGGTATTCAAAATTGTAGCACTTCATAGAAAGGGTTGTCCTGTTAGGAAAATCAACCTGTTTCTTGAAGGAGATTTTATTCAAAGCGACAAGGTGGGATACCTTATTGACCTTTCCGAACTTGAAGGCATATTGATAGACCAGGTGTATAGAGAGGCGGTTCCCTTGCTGTCCTGGTTTATAGCCGAATGTGCCAAAAACTTTGAAAAGGTAAATGTCTATTGTGTTAGAGGAAACCATGGCAGGGGAGAAAAAGGTAGTTCAGAAAAGAACAACTGGGACGATGTAATCTACAAAACACTGGAAACCAAGTTTGAAAATGTCTCAAATGTTAAGTTCGTTGTTGCCAGGGAGTTCTATCAGGTAGTATCTATTTTCAAGTGGAAATTTCTTTTGGCACACGGAGACCAAATCAGAGGAGGTTCATATAATATACCCCTTTATGGTCTTTTACAGCGAATGCTGAGATGGGCTACTTCTATGTCTTTCAAGTGGAATTTTCTTTCTGTCGGGCATTGGCACACTTTTGCCCACATAGAGCAGAATGACCAGGAATTATTTGTCAATGGTACGCTTGTTTCTGATGACGAGTATGTCAGGAAAAACTATGGGTGGAACGCTTCCACTTCACAGACCTTATTTGGAGTCCACCCAAGACAAGGTGTTTGCTGGGTAAGAAAAATAAACCTTAAAAACATCAAATAAGGAGGTGACCCCAGACCAGTTGAAAGAAGCCTTCAAAAAGGCGGGGAAGTAATCCAGTAAGTCCGCAGAGGCTAATCTGCTATAAAATGGCTGGCTCTGCTTCCCCGCTAAGTTCCCTAAAAAGTGGAGTCAAGTCAAATTGAGGTTAGTAAAGTTATGTCAAAAGAAAGTTCTCCCGAACCAAGGGGAGAAATAACAAATCCTCGTTGTGAGTTAGTTAGTGGGTCAGATATCAGTTATTTAGAGGGAAGATTAAAAACATTTATTGATTCAATTATTCCCGAAAGTCAAGTCGTTCAAAATAAGGCGACAAAAGACATTATCAGGGTGATTCTTTGGGATTGGTTCAACTTTATTACTGGTCATTATACCGACCATTTGAAGGATAAAAAAGAGTGGTATAAAGAGCATAAAGGTCTTAATGGTAAAGAATTACCAGAAAGCAATTAACCAATAGCCAAAACATAGATTTTGACTCCACTTTTTAGGGAGTATGCTTCCCTGCTAGACTATTATGATTTCTGGGTTCTGGGTGATGGCAATAAGGTTGGTAGCAAGTCTGACTAAGCCGTAAAACTATGACCCTATTTTATCTTAGGCGAGTATCCTTAACGCTGACTTGTATCACCCAGAACTTAGAAATTATATGAAAACACTAAAAAGAAAAAAAGAAAAATCAAAATGGGCAGATTTTGTAAATAGGGACGAAGCCTATGAATTGGGCGAGGTTATGGGACTAAGAAAAGGGCTAAGAATTATTTATGAAGAAATGGGGTTTGATGAAGACTTTATTTGTTATTTGGTTGAGGATTATATTACAAAACAAAAAAAGTGGGAAGAAGAAGAATAATATGAAACTAAAAAAAGAAGATATAAAATTTCTAATAATCCACCACACAGGAACTTCCAGAGATAGGACTACCTTTTTAGCGGTTAAGAATTATCATACCAAAACTTTGGGCTGGAAAGATATTGGTTATCATTATTTTATTGACGGAAGGGGGGTTTTAACAAAAGGAAGACCCGACAATATGGTAGGTGCCCACGCTAAAACCTCAGCACCAAGTATGAATTTCAGGAGTTTGGGAATTGCTTTAACTGGAAATTTTGAAAGAGAAGAACCAACAAGGAAACAGGTGGCAAAATTAGAAAACCTTTTGAATGGTTTAAGAAAGCAGTTTAATATTCCAAAATCCCGCATTAAAGGACATAGAGAAGTTAAATCAACCATTTGTCCTGGTAAAAACTTAATGGCGATAATCAGAATATACCGCCAAAGAACAGACAGGACTTATTTAGAAAACGAGAAGCCAGAAATTGAGGCAATAAAAGAAATCAAGGAAGTCCTTAAAAGATACGGGCTTTAAGTAAAGGTCTCAAATAAAAAATAACAAAAAAACATGATAGAATCATTAACTTCATTCGGTGTATTAGTGGCTCTGACCATTGGTATTACCGAAGTAATCAAGAGGGCATTCAGTGTTGAAACCAAGTTTGTGCCCCTGGGTTCTGTGGCAATTGGTCTGATTTTGGTTGCTGTGGCTAATTTTACAGAACTTGCTGAACTTCCTATTCTTTTAGGGTTGGTAATCGGATTGACTGCTTCAGGATTATTTGACCAGAAATTATTGTTTGGTAAATAGATATGAGAATACTCCCTGTTTTGGGGCTATTGATAATCTTAGCCATAGGCGAGGTCATCTTTGCCCCTAAACAGGTCTTAGAAGCCAAATATGAGCCATACAGAGGGGATTTATACTTGATTGAGCAAAATTCTTACAAGGCAATAGTTCCGCCTTGCGAATTGAGATTTAGGACATTAACCGCCCTCACGAGTGCCTATAACCCTGTCCCTGCCCAAACCGATAGCACACCAGATATTATGGCTTCGGGAAATAAAGTGTATGAAGGGGCTGTGGCTTGTCCAAGAGATATACCATTTGGGACTATTGTAGAGATTGATGAATATATATATATTTGTGAGGATAGAACCCACTTGCGATATGACGGGATATTTGATATACTAATGTTCAGCAGGGAAGAAGCATTAAATTGGGGAAAGCAAATAAAAGAAATAAAATTGTATTATTAAAATGCGAATACAATGTACAAAATGCCACAGATTTTTCAAAGGCAAAAAAGGAACTTTAATATGTGATGCCTGTAAATATGAAGAACTCGCACAACAAAAACAAATACAGGAACAGAACAAGGCACAGAAGATTTCTCCTGAGGCACAGAAAAAAATAGGACTTAAAAAGAAATGTCATTACCAATAAACCAAATAATCTGCGGGGATTGCTTGGAGGTTCTAAAAACATTCCCCGATAATTGTATTGATACGATAATAACTGACCCCCCGTATGGAATTGGATTTATGGGAAAAGAGTGGGATAGTTTTGAGCAAAAAAATATAAAGAAATATGTAGTGCCAGAAGGGAAAAGAGATACAAGTTGGGGACATTCAGTCGGGACAAATTCCCCTGCTTTATTGGCTGGCTCTTATGATTTTTCGTTAAAGGGTAAAAAGGGATTTCAAAAAATAATGTATCCCATAATGAAAGAACTCCTCCGAGTAACCAAACCTGGCGGGACAATGCTAATTTTCGGTGGCACAAGAACCTACCACCGATTAGCTTGTGCGATAGAAGATGCGGGTTGGATTATTAAAGATTGTATTATGTGGATTTATGGGTCAGGATTTCCGAAAGCAACTGATATTAGTAAACAGTTGGATAAGAAGGCGGGGAAAGAAAGAAAAATTATTGGAAGAACAATTAGAATAGGCGATAAAAAGGTATATCCTAAAAATTCAAGTGATAATCAAAATGTAGACTTTGGAAAATATAAAGAAACAAAACCAATTACAAGACCCGTAACCCCAGAAGCAAAACTCTGGAATGGCTGGAAATCTCACGGACTTAAACCAGCATACGAACCCATCTTGGTCGCAATGAAACCCAACGAGGGTTCTTATGCCCAAAATGCTTTGAAATGGGGAGTGAGTGGGTTGAATATAGACGGAGGGAGAATAGGGACAGAAAAGATTTCAGTTCACGGATACCCAAGGCACGGATGTTTTGGAGTTGGCGGAAAAGGAAGTTATGGAACAAAAGAAATGAAACCACAATATCAAATTAATCAAGGTCGTTTCCCCGCCAACCTAATCTTAGATGAAGAAGCCGCCAAGATGTTGGATAGACAGAGTGGGGAGAGAAGTTTTGGAAACAAACAAGGAGGTTATTCTTATCAAGGTAAAAAATATCAAGTTGGGGGATTTATTAAAGATAATTCACCACAAGCATTAAGTAATTATGGCGACAAAGGTGGTGCCTCCCGCTTCTTTTATGTAGCCAAAGCCAGCCGAGAGGAAAGGAATAGAGGGTTGGAGGGGTTTGAGAAGAAATCCGCCGAAGAAAGAACGCCAAAAGGACAAGGAATAAGATACACAAAAGGATTTAACAGACCAGCAACCAATCCTCATCCTACCGTCAAACCCCTCAAACTTATGGAATATCTTTGTATTCTTACCAAAACCCCAACGGGCGGGATAGTATTAGACCCTTTTGCTGGTTCGGGAACAACAGGAATGGCGGCTAAAAAAACAAAGAGACCTTACATTTTAATAGAAAAAGAAAAGGAGTATTGTGAAATAGCAGAAGCGAGAATTAAAGCCACGCCAGAAACATTATTTTAAAGGTCGCAAAAAACCTTAATAATTCTTAAAAACAAAAAACTATGGCAGAAGAAGAAATTAAAACCCCAGAGGAAGAAACCCCAGAAGGGGAAGAAACCCCAGAAGAGGAAGAAACCTCTGACGAGGAAGAATAACCACCAGCCCTCAATTTTTTTGGGGGCTTTTGGTTGTGGATAACTAAGGTTGACATACTTTCTTGGATTTGCTATTTTAAAGACATAAGTATTTTATGAATACCAAAAAATGGGAAAAAGAATATATTGACACAGCATACCGTGACAATGATGCCAATGATTATTATTATGAATGGGTTGATTTTCAAAACCACAAGTTGGTTGGATTGTTTCAAGAGTGGCTAGGAACCAACACAAAAGACATAAGGGTAAAAATAAAGTGTGGGAAGGGAATTATTCTTATAGAAAGAATAGAAAAATAACTATGGAAAATCGGGAAAGAAAACCATATAAGGAAATATACTTTTGGATATTCTTAATCGCTACTCTATTTTTGGGTGGTCATTTTGTTTTGTATTTATGCCAAAAATGACAAACAAACAAATACTTAAGAAGGCAGTAAAATTATATAAGGTTGTAACTCTAATGAGGGACCTTACCCATTATCCTGGAAACTGGACTCTTACTCATTGGTATGACCTTCAAGAGGATTTAAATAATGGTTGGGTAATAGAAAGAACTGATAGTTTTAGTGGGGGTGGGGGTTGGCATCCAGTTAGTGGGGCGATAGTTTATATTTTAAGCAAGAGTTTTAAGAACCTTTAAGGTATATTAAGAAGTTTTTATGCCAACACTAACCCCAGAAGAAAATGCTGACGCCTGGTATTTAGACCAGTTAAAACACGAAGAGATTTTCAAAGAAGGACAAAAAGATGTGTTAGACAAACTGATAGCAATATCTAAACCCTGGGTACAGGGAAAAATAACCGATGAGGAATATGCCAGAAAACTTAATAAATTAATTGAGGGATATAAAAAGTAATATGGCTCAGAGAAAAACAAAATTAACCCAATTAGAACAAGGAGTTCAGAATAAATTAAGAAAGGAGTTAGGTATTACGGTTCCCAAATCAAAACTTTGGAGGGTTGCTATAAGGCTTGAGATTTGTCCTCGTTGTGGAAGTGAAAATATTGTTTTTGATTATTACGGTGCCCATTGGCATTGTTTGGTCTGTATGAAAGCAAAAAGGGATTATATGTTTGACCCTCTATACAAATAAAATAATATGACTTACGACAACCCAATAATTAAAAAGCGATTTGAGGAAAAGATGAGAAGGTGGGATAAGAAAGACCTAAGTATTGAGTTTTGCTGGGCAGTAAATTGTGCCAATGCTTTTTTGCGGGAAGAAGAAAAGGGAACAGAAAAAGGGTTTAAGAAAATTGAAAAATGGTATCCCAGATTTATAGACTTACACAGGAACTATATGATAGACAATATGCCAGAACCCACTTCTTATTCTGCCCCGCCACCAAACACAAAACCGCCTACTAAAAAAGAGAGCGAAGAATTAGACAGAAAGGTAGAGGAATTAAGGCAGGAAGGAATTGCGGAAGAAGAAAAGCGTAGATTAGAGGAAGCAGAGAGTGAATATCTTAGTAGCCCGCTAAAAGAATAATATGTCTCGTCACTACACAAACGCCACCAAAGGATTTTTTGGCAACGACAAATGGAACGATTTTAACCCCGCAGATTACCAGCCAGATATGAAAGATTATTGTGTTAGTTGCGGAAGACCGACAAAACAGAATTGGAAACATTACTTCTTATACGGAAATTATTGTATAGAGTGCGGGGGTAGAATAACTAGAAATGCCCAGAAAAATAAAGTAAAAATATGAGTAGAGAAGTTGTAGAAAATATTCATTATTATTATGCTCAAACCGCTAAAAAGTTTGAGGTGTATGACATCATAGACACAAGAAAGGTTATAAGTATATTAGAGGGAGACGAAAAAGGTTTAACGACCTGGATTGTTTATAATAAAAAATCAAAGGAAAAAATTCGGGAATTATTAAAAAAAATAATCCAGTATAAAAAAGGTCTTAAATAACTATGCCATACGAAAAATCCCAATACAATTCATCTTTCTGTCCGCCAGATACAATGCCAGAAATAGGTTCTGTTTGTCCCAAATGCGGAAAAGGGGAGATAAGGCAAAGCAAGTTCTTTGAAGGGGTATATTGTAGCGAGTGTAGGTGGGGGTGGCGAAAATCAAAATGGGGGGATAAGAAAGAAACCAAACCTCAGATAGAAACCTTAGAAATAATAGAAAAACTGAATAAACTTCATCAAGAACATAAATTGATGGACGAGAAGTTGAATAAATTATTGGGAATAGAAGAATAAGAAGTCAGTCCCTTCTGGGTATTAGAGAGGTCTCAGAAGGGGACTGATTTAGGGGGCTGAAATGTATGATTTCTTTACTGAAACCAAAGGAGGGTGTAGATAATCCTGTAAAGGTCGCTACCTTTTACTGCTAATCAAGGATTTGTCTACGGCATTTCGGCTCTCTAAATCAGTTTCTATGGACATTTCAACTATCCACGCAAACACTAAGCAAATGCTTACAGATTATCCCGAAACTCGGCTATTAAAAAACCGCAAAATAGCCCATATTAAGTATTGGCAGTTGTTTGAGGGAGTGGGCAATTTCGGTATATCTATTAAGAAATATCCCTTTTTAACTTCACCAGAGACCATTTCACGGGCTATAAGGAAGATACAGGAGTTAAACCCCGAACTTACCTCAGATGAAAATGAGGCAGATAAATCACAAATTGAAACTAATTTTATAGGAGAAATATATAAAAAACCTGAAGAAATGAAAGATGAATATAAAAATGGGAATTATAAATGAGAAAAAAGTCAATACCAAATAGATTAAAGGCTTGGGTGGTTTGGAGAGATAAAGGAATATGCCAGAATTGTGGAAAACAAGGAAAGATTATTCAGTATGGAGCAGTTTCTTATCCTCTTTGGCGAACCTTTGAAAAGATAAATGGTAAAGATGTGGCATTTGAAATCAGTCATATTTTACCAGAATCGGCTGGTGGACAAGTAATAATAGAAAATTTAATTTTATTATGTCGCAGATGTAATAGAAGTCTTGGCACTAATAAATGGATACCCCTAAATGAAAGTAATAACAATACCAACCCTAGATAAATATCAGCATTATAAAGACAGACCAACTAATCCCTGGATTAAGTGGCATAAAGCATGTTTAAGAGACCATAAATTCTGCCAATTAACCAATGGGGAGCGTTGGATTTTCATCGGATTAGTTATTTTAGCAACGGAAAACAACAACGAAATCCCCGCAGATTTTTATTATATTTCACGAAAAATCTCTTTTTCATCGCGAGGGCTCTCTAAAACAATGCTAAAATTGACAGATTTGAAGTTAATTGCTATCAAAAGGGTAGCACGACGCTATCAAGATGCTGACCTAGATAAGATAAGAGAAGATAAGAATAAGATAAGAGAAGACAATTCTTTAAATAAACTTTATAAAGACGCTAAAGAAGTAATTAAAGAGAAAACTAAATTCCCAAAATGAGAACAATTAAGGATAAAACAGGTTTTATAGCCAGAAATTATTTAAGAGTAAATAGAGGGCTGAGTTTAATTCAATTCCCCTTTAAGGTGTTTGAGTTGGCTGTTTTGGGGGGATTATTAATAGACATGCTTCACAGATACAAAATACTTAGTATTCCCCACGAGGTAATTTATTATGCTCTGCCTGGTTTTATTGTATTTGTGGCTTGGCTTGGCTACATAGACGAAAAAAGGGGGTTTTGGAAAAGGCAAAACAACTATCAGATTAAGCACCTAACCCCCTATTTTGACAAGAAGTTTGATGAATTAAAGAAAGAAATATGCCAAAAAAAATGAGAGGAAAAATCTTAGAAATATTAGAAGGCATAAAGGGTGATAATATAAAATATTCCTGTAAGGTTAATGGCAAACACCATTTTCCTGACTGGGAACAATTTGATGAGTTTGGCTATGTTAAAATCGGGAATAAAAAGAAATACGGCAAGGAAATATGTGCCGATAAAATCTTAAAACTTTTTAAATTATGATTAATGCTTATATAAATCCACCACCATTATTTTTAAGAAACCAATTATTTGCCAGGGACAAGGCATATAATGGGGATGATTGGCTTCAGATTTGGCGGGCAGTAAAAGAGGAGTGTAAAAAAAACGACATTAATTTTAACACGGTAGATTATGCCGATTACAACAACCCCGCAGATACAGATGTTTATATTACCCTGGGGCATAGGGATTGGCTTTATAATTATTACCAGCATTTTAGAAATCCCGATTATCCAATCATCAACCCAAAAAAGTTTAAGAAAAGAATTTTAATTCAGTTTGAGCCACCATTAGTTAATCCCAAGGCATTTACAAAAATAGACCAACTAAGGAAGGTTTACGATAAGATGATTTATTCTGTTAAAACGGGAAGTAGGCATTGCCAGTATGTGTTGCATCCTAAAACCTATGATGATATTATCCCCAAACTTTGGGAAAAAAAAGACAGGAAGTTTCTGTGTATGGTGAATATTAACAAAAAGCCAAAGAGGTTGAAGTTTCAAAGACTTTATTTTGGTCTTTTAAAACCATTCCCGCTTCAAAAAGAAATAATTTCAGATAGGCTGGAGATTATTAAGTTTTTTAGCAATACAGGAGATATGGATTTGTATGGAATAGGCTGGGATAAAAGACCGCCATTTCCATTTTGGGGCTATAAAAAATATGCAACTAAAATCTGGAAAGGTCCAGTTGAAAGCAAATTTGAAACAATAGCCAATTATACTTTTACAATTGCTACCGAACACGGAATTGCCCCTGGGTTTGTCGGTGAGGCTATGATTGATTGTTTGGCGGTGGGAACTATACCAATTTACTTAGGAGCCCCAGATATAACAGAGTTTGTGCCAAAGAATTGCTTTATTGATATGCGGGATTTTAAAAACTATGAGGAATTGAGGCAATACCTTAAGGACTTATCGGCAGAAGAAATTGAGCAATATAGGCAAAATGGGAAAAACTTTTTAAGGTCGGCAAAGTATGACCCATTTAGAAAACAAAAGTTTGCTGAGTTAATAGTGAAATTAATAAAGGAATGAAACGAAAAACAACTCGCAAAATTAAACACCTTAGGAACGATTTGGTCAAGGGTTTTAGGCGGATATTTTATCCATCACAAAAGAAAATGAGAAAGTTTGACAGGTGGATAAACGAAATATTAGAAAAATATACAGAGGAAGAGGATGAAGGACAATAAGAAAAACATAATCTTAATAGTCGTTGATGCTATGAGGGCTGACTGCTTGTCGGTTTTGGGGATAGATGAATTATTAAAAGATAGCACTATTTTTGAGAATGCTTTTGCGACAGGACCAATGACACTACATTCTTTTCCAGGAATTCTGACATCAACCTATCTTTTGGATTATCACACAAAAAGCAGGATATACCACAGCACATTTTATGGCTAATCCATATTTGAGTTCTTATTATGGCTATGATAAGGGCTGGGATTATTATGAGGACATTATGGCTTCAGAAGATATGTTTTTGGCGGAAGGAAAAAAAGCAGTAGTCAGGGCTAAATTGTATCATCTCATAAAATTATTGTGTGATATATTTTTCCGCATTTCACCAGAATTAGTTTTCAAGGTAAGATACTGGACTTATAAGTTGGGATTTTGGAGAACACCACCTCATAGTGCCCCAAGTGCCAAAAAAATAAATGGTTTGACTAAAGAGTTTGTTAGCAATACAGAAAAGCCATTTTTTGCCCTACTTCACTATTTAGATGTTCATACTCCCTATATGCCTTATGACTGCCACTTAAAAAGGCGGGAATTTACAGAAGCCGAATTATTAGCAAAAGAACTGCCAGGATTATTATTCAAACGCTTTACAAAATGGGGATTATTCAGAAGGTTTGCGGAAAAACACATAGAAGAATCAAAGAAACTTTACAAAGATGGGATAAGGTATGTCGGGGAACAAATAAACGACTTGGTTAAATACTTAAAAGAAAAAAACCTATATCAAGACACTATAATTGTGATTACTGCTGACCACGGGGACGAATTTCTGGAACACGGAGAGGGCGGTCATTCTTACAAGTTGTATAACGAGTTATTAAGAGTTCCATTGGTGATAAAATTATGAAAAAAACAACCCATAAAACATCTTTAATAGATTTAGCACCAACACTTTGTCGGCTAGTTGGAGTTGAGCCAGACAAAAACTGGAAGGGTGGCAATTTGTTTGAACCAAGAAAGTTTGTGTTTCACCAAACGGCTTGGAATAAAAAAGAGGGCTGGAATGCTACCTTTACAGATATTAAGAGCATTGAGCAATGTTGGTTCGGTTGCCAGAATGAAAGATATAAATATATTATCAATTTCAAAGATGGGAAAGAGGAATTATATGATTTGCTTTCTGACCCACAAGAACAAAAAAACATAGCAAGTGGCTGGCTAATTGAGTTTTGGATAATGAGGAAGGAAATAAATAAGTTTTTAAGGGAAAATCCACCATTGGAATATGCTAAAAAGGATAATCAATAAGATAATAACCCCAAATCCAGTGGCTTTTGTTAAGAAAATCTACCCCTGGCTCCTTGACACCTCAACCATAAAAAGGTATTATGAAGAAATATTGGGGGAAAAAGAGTTTGAAGATAAACTTTGGCGGGAATACAAAATAGAGGAAAAAAAGTATAAGGGCAGAAGCATTAAGGGGTTGAGTAGAAATGTAGCCAGGATACTTTATGTGCTAATTAGAAGCAAAAAACCAGAGATAGTTTTAGAAACAGGAGTGGCGAGTGGAATATCTTCATCTTATATCTTGTTGGCTCTTAATAAAAACAGAAAAGGACAACTGATTTCTATTGACCAACCCAGCAACTGGGAAGACAAGGAAGCAGGTTGGCTTGTTCCAAACAATATAAGAGAGAATTGGCAGAAAATAATAGGAACATCAAAAATGAGATTACCCCATTTGTTATATTCGCTTGAACACTATGACAAAAAGAAAATCGGGATTTTCCTTCACGATAGCGACCACACTTACGGGAATATGAAATGGGAGTTTGATATGGTTTGGGATAACATAGAAGAAAGTGGTTTGCTTTTATCCCACGATATTAGCTGGAATAATGCCTTTAAGGATTTTTGCGGGGAAATAAAAAGAAAGCCAATAATTTACAAAAATGAATTTGGAATTATCAAAAAATAAAATAAAATGCTTTACCTGTAAAAACTTAATACCACTAAGGGTCGGCTGGTATTGTAGGGCAACCCATCATTTTATGGGCAATAGTTATGCTTTGGGACACCATTCAGAAGTTTGCGGGAAATATAAAAAGAAAAATGGGGCTAAAAAATAGGATATTAAACCTAAGAATAGGAAAGGCACCTGTGATTTGGGAGAGAAAACTTCGCTGGGGAGATGTAAGAATTAAGCAGATACCGACAATTATGGACTGGATTATGTTCTGGATTATGCCTCCTATAATTTATTTCGGGGTCAAGCGACTAATATTAAAACAACTATGCCAAAAAAGAAATGAAGCCAAAAAATCGGGGGAAGAAAAAAATGTATTATAGCCACGAAGTTGGAAGAGTGGTAGATGAAGGTTATACCAGTGGTGGGGCTATAAATAAAGAAATGATAGCAAAAGAGGTAAGCAGGATTTATGAGCCAGAAATAAATAGAAAAATTGTTTTGTTATTTTTAGAAAAGTTAGAATTATTGAATAAAGAAGAAAGAAAAGAACTTTTGAAAGCAATTCAATTATTGAATTATCCGAGATTTTTAATTAAATAATTTTATGAAAACTCGGGGGCTAAAAAATAAAGGTCAAAAAATAATAAATTAAATTAAAAAAGGTATGGAGAACACACCAGAAGAATTAGAGCAAATGAAAAAAAATAACAAGGAATGGGAGGAACAACAGCATAGATTAGATGAGTTTGAAAAAGAATTAACTGGCTTAATAAATAAATATAGTTTAGAGAATATTTCAAATACTCCCGATTTTATTTTAGCAGATTATTTAAGAGATTGTTTGGAAATATTAGATTATGCAATAAGGGATAGGGAAAAATGGTATGGGAAAAAGAATAAAATTCAATAAAGTAAAAGAAGGAGAATGGGTTCAACCCTGTCGGAAAGGATATTTATTCAAGTGTTGCGATTGTGGACTGATTCATAAATTAGATTTTCGGATAATAAAAAACAAAAGAGGATGTTTTATCCAATTTCGGGCATTCAGACATAATAAAAAGTTTAATCAAAAATAAGGAGATGAAAAATCAAAAGGTCGCTTAACTTAAATCAATAAACTTTATAAAGTATGAGCATATGGCTTAAAATGAAAATTAGTTTGTGGAATAGGTGGTTGGTCTGGATTTGGAAAAACGCAGGAAATTGGGAGTATGACCAACCCCAACCAAAAACCCTAAATAAAAGTATGAAAAAAGAATTAAAACTTATATTTACTGAGAGTTTTTATAATGAATGTCCGAAATGTAAAGCGTTGATTAAGATGAATTATTACTCAGATGGAAAAAAAGATATTTATGTAGGTTTTTGTAAAAAGTGTTTTGTATTATTTATTGCTTTAATATGAATAAACCTATGCCCAAAAACCAACCAAAAAAAAACTAAATAAACCTTATGCCAAAAAAACAAAAGAAAACAATTGAAGAAATGGAACATATAGAAGCACAAGAGCATTTTATTGACTGTCCCGAATGTCAAAAGATTTTTAGGAAAGAAATCCGTCAAATCCTCCAACGCTTTATAGAGGAGACGGTGGGAAAGATGTATAGAAACCTTGTTTTATATGACGAGTATCCAGAGATTGCGGAGGACAACAAGAGAAAGTTTGAGATAAAACAAGAAATTGAAAAGAAAATGAAACAATGGCTAAAAGAAACCCTATGAAGAAAGAAATAATAAAAAAAGAGATAGTGGAGATATTAACTAAAAATTTCTCTGCTCCATTACTTAAAAAATTATGGGGAAATTATGGTATTGAAGAAGAACATTTTATAAGAAACCTAGAACAAGATAGTGCTGACCAACTTCTTCAACTCCACAAAGAGGCGGTGAGGGAAGTGGTGGAAAAATATTATAGGAAAGCAATTAAAATAGCATATAAATATGGGAACAATTATTCAGAAGAATTGATGGGGATGGATTTAGAAGAAATTAAAAAAGAAATCCTGAAAGAGTTATAAAAAATTACGGGCTAAAAATAAAGGTCAAAAAACCTCAATAAACCTATGAAGGAAGAAAAAATAAAGAAATTTAGTGTGCCAGAAATTCCCAAATATATTCTCGGTAGAAAAAGAAAAAATGGGAAAGTAGATAAAAGATTTAGCAAAAGTATTTTAATTCAAGAAGAATTTATAAATGAACTATCTGGTGTTTCAAAAGTTATTAAAGGTCATATAATTAACCCAACCCAATAAGCTTATGGAGAAAATACAAATATATACGAATGGATTGGTTCATTGTTCGGTTTGTGTTGAAAAAGAATTATCCCGTTCAGAAATAGAAAGAGAGGTTAATCTTGTTAATCCTACTGGCATAGATAGCAGATGGAAAATATCTAATGAAGACTTTGCGGACAAAAATAAAAATCCCCATAAATGTGAAAAAGATAAAAATCGGCTTCATTATTTAATGGTTTGTTAATAAGCCCAATCCAACCCAATAAACCTTATGAATTATTTAGATAGCCGAAATTCGGTAGAGAGAAAAAAGGACAACAAAATAAAATCTATTACAATGACCTCAGAACTTAAAAAATGGAGCAAATTAGAACTTTTAATAGACCAGACCCTTTTAATGGAGGCAATTTATACTATTGAAGACAGAGAAAGGTTAAATCGGAAACTTAAATCCTTCATCCAAAAAACCATAGACAAAGAGGTAAAAGAGGCGAGAAAAAAATGGGAAAAAGAGGCAATGCATATTCGCTGGGATAAAAAATGGGTAGCTAAAATCCGCCAAGAAGAAAGAAAAAAGTTTAAGAAGATATTGAGAGAACTACAAGAAATGAATAGTGAGACCGATAGAGATTTACAATTTAAGTATGGGCGGGGAAAGGTAGATAAAAAAATAAACCACATTTTAAAGGAGTATGAATAAGAAAGTATGATATTTTTGCTAACATTTTTAATAATTGGCGGATTGATAACTTTTATTGGCTGGTATTTTGGCTATAAAAATGCGGGAATAACAAAAGAATTTATTAGAAAATTATTAAGATTAGGTTAAAGGTCAAAAACCCTCAATAAACCTATGAAGGAAGAAAAAATAATTGAAACATTACCAAAAACCCTAAATAACCTTATGAAGAAAGAAAAGAAAACTATGCCAAAAAAGAAAAGACATCGCCATAAAATTGAAATAATAGACGAGTGTCCTTATTGCGGGGCTCAACAGGGATTTTGTGAGAGATGTCAAATGGGTTTTAGTAGAGAAAACGAAAAAGCAAAATGGGAAGAAGATTAGTTTCTTATCCCCCCCAAAAGAAGATTAAGAAGTAAAAGGTCGCCTAACCCAACCCACTAAATATTATGAAGAAAGGAAAACAACCAAAACTAAATAAAAAGATAAGAGAAATCTTATTGAAAGAAATTAGAGAAACCCCAAACCGAGCATTAAGACCTTGGGAGAAACCATTTATTGAAAGAGCAAGTAATCAACTCCTTGCCCTAATCCAAAGAGAGAGGAAAGAATTGTTGAGAGAGATAATAGAATGGGCAGAAAAACAAAAAATAGGAGGCGAGCCCAGCGGATGGTTAAGAGAGCAAAAACCAGCATATGATGGAGCATTAACAGATTTACAAAAAACCCTTAAAAACAAACTAAACCTATGAAGAAAGAAAAGAAATGTCCTTATTGTGAAAGAGACCTTATAGAAATCAGTTTAAGAGGAGTAAAATGGAAAGGGTTTTGTGAATACTGTCAAAAAACATTCTTAATTCAATATAATTATCTGTCAAAAGAATGGGAATATTCAAAAGAACTAAGCAATTATTAAAATAAACCTTATGAAGAAAGATAAAATAATTGAATTATACGGTGGAGAAATCTCAGATAAGGTTTCAAGGAAGACTGGAAGTAAGGTTGAGTTTTATTTTCAATATCCCTTCTCCCAAATTATCCCCAAAATTCTACCCGAACTAAGAAAAGAAATACCATATTTCTATAAATATAGCGTGAAAGACATTACTTCAGACAAACCATTTGACCCGCTTGGCGATTATTTAGATTACCTAGAACAAAAATATGATAAAAAAGGAAGTTGGTGGGGAGATAATAAGTTTGGTTGTCAACAAGTGCCTGGGAAAACTACAATAATTAGAAAGAAATATGACCCCAAAAGCAAAACTAAAAAGTAAAGCCCTAAAACTCTGGTATAATAAATATCTTAAAAACAAGTGCGAGGTTTGCGGTTCAACATTTGTTTTACAGGGACACCACTTTTTTTATCGCAGTTCTTATGGACATTTAATGTTTGACCCGCAAAACCATATTACATTATGCCGAAAGTGCCACTTTGCTTTACATCACCAAGACCCCAAAAAAATAGAGCAGATTATCATTGCCAAGCGGGGCAAGAAATGGTATAATCGGCTATTAAAAAAATCAAGAATAAAACCAAAATCAAGTTATCAAAACTTTGCCTATTATAATGAACAAATAAAAAAATTAAGTTAATATGCCAAAAGGAATCAAGGGTTTTCAAAAGGGTCAAAAACCATATCAAATGACCGAAGAAACAAGAAAAAAAATGAGTGAGGTTCGGATAGGTAAAAAACATTCCGAGGAAACTAAAAGAAAAATGAGCGAAACACGAAAAAGGATTGGGTATGGCAAGTGGAATAAAGGACACAGGCATACAGAAGAAACCAAAAGAAAAATATCTCAAGCCCTTAAGGGGAGACCAACAAAATATCACGGAAAAGGATTTCAAAAAGGACATCCCGATTTAGTTCCGAAAGAAAGTAGAAAAAGACAGGGGCTAAAAATAAAAGGTGAAAAAAATTATTTATGGCGAGGGGGCAAATCTTTTGAGAAATATGGCATAGAATGGACACAAACATTAAAAAGAAGCATCAGAGAACGAGACCATTACACTTGTCAATTGTGTGGTAAATTACAAGGCGATACTGCTTTTATTGTTCACCACATTGACCAAAATAAACGAAACAATAACCCAAACAACCTTGTAACCCTTTGCCGAAGTTGTCACATGGAAATTCATCAAAGAGATTATCGGGAAATAATTAAGAAATTAGAAAGTTAATTACAATTAGTCATTCCTCGCAGGTCAGATAAGGCCATACTCCTGCGGGGCTAATAATTTAGGTGCACCAAAGACCTATTTTCACCGAGAGAGTGAATGGGATTTTTGGTGTTTTTTTATGACCAATTTAGAACAATTTGAACCAACAATAATAAAACTGGCTAAAACTTATAATATACCGCCCCTTGAGTGGGAAGATATTGCCCAGGAATTAAGAATACATTTGTGGCTTAAAGAGAAAAATAGAAAAAAGCCAATTAAATCCTATCCTGATTGGGCTTATATTGTTTGTCGCAGGAAAATAATAGACCTTGCCCGCTATTATGATGCTAAAAAGCGAGGCGGGGAAGGAAGAAAATACAGAGAATTAAGAGAGATTGAACACAAATAAATGCGTTTGTCGTCTTTAATAACAAAGGACTTAAAACAAAGCCCACAAGCAGTATTTTTACTGGCTTAAATAGGTTTTACCTTGCAAGGTTTTTGGGCTTAATTTTAACAAATGGCTAAAAGAAAAACTAAACAACCTAAAAAATCCAGCAATTCAAACAATACTGGTATTTTAAGTTGGTCAAAGCCAGATACCACTTAAGAAAAGACCTCCCGCAAAGGAGGTAGAAAAGATGCTCGGTCTTTTACAATTCGGCTATCTTAATAATTCAATAGATAATACAAATCATTCGCGGCTGAATGAAAGAACAACCAAATTAAGATTAAAGACCAAATAGTTGTTCCTATAATAATTTTAAGGTTGTCTGACATAGTGTTGTGTGGGGTTAATTGATAATTTAGTTTTTAATCCGCAATATCCTACCCACTTCTACCCTTGCTATTTTAGAAATGAGTAGGGATTGAGGGTTAAAACTCTGGATCGTCAATAGGTTCTACAATCAGGTGGGCAACGGGATCACTCTTTAACTTAATAGAATTATTAGGATAATTGATTAAGCCGTGATATAGAGCCATTTTTACTATTTTTTCCATTTCTCCCACTTTATTTGTTGGTTCTTTTTCTCCATAAAAATTGATTTCACAACATCCTTTAAGATCGGGATATTTAGTAGATACAAGTTCTATTTTCATACTTTTAAAGAGCAAGGGCTTAATGATAATTTAAAAAATCCTCCAGTATCTGCCCCGTAGCTCGTAGCACTACGAAGCAGATAATGAAGGACGGTTATCAGATATTAAAATGATTGTTGTCCCTACCGCTACGAGTTAAGCTACGAAGTTGGGAGCAGATATTAATTGACTTTTTGGTGGGTTAAAAGAACTTTCTATTACTAAGACGAATTACTAAACTATTTATTACACTTTAAAGATAGCATACCCAAGAAGCCCTGTAAAGCGATAAAATGAAGGTAAAAATCGGGGGTTGTGGATAACTTTTTTAGAAAGTAACAAAAATGGAAAAAACAAATCGGGCTAAAAAAAGAAAAATACCCTGGCTATTAATATGGCTTTACGATGTTAAATGTAAAATCGGGGCTAAAAAATAAAATCTTAGATATACTATTAAAAACAATAATCATAACAATAGGTTTGGCGGGAGAGTATATAATAGCAGGGGATATTTATAGAGTGACCATATTCTAATTCGCGGGATAAAAGCAAAATAAACTACATAAACAGGAATAGTTAAGAATATCATATAGTAGGCATTAAGAGATAAAGTTAAGTTCAAGAGAGGTTGTTTAAACAGGGGGGGTATATTACCATAGCCCCATCTATCAAAATATTACTCATTTTAAGAGAAACAAGCACAAAATCGGGTTAAATAAGAGGAGAAGGGGGACATAAGAGCATATAAAAGTATGTTTAGGTTCAAAAAGAGTCGCAAAAGGTATGTTGTACGACATTGTTAGTCTTAAATTGATACAAATTGACCTGGATTGACCAGCCCGAAGAAACAGATTAAGGAATCTATTTAATTACCCCACAGCCATATTTTACCAATCTTTGCCAATTAAGAACAAAAAACGAGAGAAACTATGTTCACTTCAGAACAAATGAAAGGAAATCAATATGCAAAAGGAAAGGGCAGAAAGGGCTATATATTTGAGAAGGAACAGCAGGAACTCATAACAAAGGAAACTGGGGAGTTTTTAAAATTGGCAAGAAAAATAAGAGAACATAAAGCGACAAGGGCGGATATTAAAGCATATAAACTCTTAGCTCCAGTAATGAAGAAAGTGATGGACAAGGTTCATCCAGACAAGGCTAATGTAAAATTTGAAGGAGATAGACCAATTTTAGTCCTTTAATATGGCTAAGAAACCAGAGGAAAAACCAGAAGAGGTTAGACCAGTTAAGACCTTTGAGGAGATTTGGCATCCAACAGAAAAGCAGAAAGAGGCTACTGAGTTGCTTGAAAAATACAAGTACATCCTTTATGGGGGTGCGGTAGGAGGCGGAAAGAGTTATTGGCTGAGATGGGCATTAGTAAGGCTTCTCTTAAAATGGTTCAAAGAAGGGCACAAAGGAGTGAGAGTCGGATTGTTTTGCGAGGATTACCCTGCCTTAAAAGACAGGCATTTAGCAAGGTTGATGTATGAGTTTCCTAAGTGGCTTGGAACCCTAAATAAGGCGGATTATGAATTCACCCTGAATAAGGAATATGGCGGTGGAGTGATATGTTTCAGGAATTTAGACGATGCATCAAAGTATATGAGTGCAGAATTCGCTGCCATTGCTGTAGATGAACTTACTAAGAACAAAAAAGAAGTATTTGACTTTCTAAGGACCCGATTAAGATGGTCGGGAATATCAGATGTTAAGTTCTTGGCGGCTTCAAACCCAGGTGGGATAGGGCATAATTGGGTAAAATCTCTCTGGATGGACAAGAAATTTGAGGAAACAGAGAAAGAAAAGCATTTATTCTACTTTATTCCAGCAAAGGCAGTAGATAATCCCCACTTAGACCAAAGTTATTTTTATGGATTAGAGGGACTGCCTCCAGATATGAGAAGAGCTTTTATTGAGGGAAATTGGGATTTGTTTAAGGGGCAATACTTTACAGAGTGGGAAAGGTCAAAACATATTAGGATACCATTTGCTATTCCTGCTACTTGGCGGAAGTTTAGGGCTTATGATTATGGTAGAGATAAACCTGCCTGTTGCTTATGGTTAGCGGTTGACCAGGACGGAAGAGTTTGGGTTTATCGTGAGTTTTATCAGGAAGGAATGAATGTTGACCAGCAGTCCAAAAAAATAAAACAGATGACCCCAGAAGACGAGGAGATAGAATGGACAGTTGCTGACCCAAGTATTTTTACCAAAGGTGGATTAGTGGACAGAAAAGGCGGGGAAACCATTGCTGAAACATTTTATAATAATGGAATACCAATGATAGCGGCTCCAAAAGGAAAAGATATGAGAGTTAGTGGTTGGAATTTAATGCACCAATATCTTTATTGGGACAAAAATACTCTTCCAAGATTGATATTCTTTAATACTTGTGAAAATTGTATTAGGACTATTCCTACTTTAATTCACGATGAACACAAGCCAGAGGATTTAGATAGTAGGGGAGAGGACCATTGCGCAGACACCCTAAGATATTTCTTAACTACAATTCAGGGAGCCAAAACACAATCTGAGTATTATATGACCGCCACAGAAAAGAGATTAAAGGAATATATAGCATCAAAAGAACCAAAAGTGCCCGAAATATACGAGGATAACTTATGACAAAATTTGAAACTTTACTTCAAATTCTCAAAATTCTTATAGGTTTAGGGCTTTTGCATATTGCCTATCAATTTTTTACTCATTGCCCTAATTGTTTATGACACCAAAACAGAAAGATAGAAGAAGAAGATACGAAAAAGCGAGAAACATAAAGAGAAACCAACCTAAAAAGACCTTAGACGAGGTTTTTGGGGAAATTCCTTTTATTAAGGAAGTATTTAATCCTGACGATATTAAAATTTCAGTTCCCAAAAAGACAATTTGGGACAGAATTAAGAAATTTATACAGATATAATGCCAAAAAAAGAAGATAATTTAGAACAGCCCCAGGGCAAACCAACACCCAATATAGAAAAACTGATTGGTAAAGAGAAAAAAAATCAGTATCTTTGGGTTAAGGGAAGAATAAAACAACTTCAAGAAGCCAGAAGAGATGTTTATGGTGAAAACATAGAGAAGGTCTGGGCTTCAGCAGATAAAGCCTGTATTCCTCACGCTATTAGGGGGAAAGGAAGACGAGTTATAGCCGAAGATGAGGATAAGGGGTGGCGAGGCAGATTAACAGTATTGGGAAAGGAAAGCGACTGGCAGTCAGATGCCGCACAGCCAAATGCTTTTATTAAAATACAGACAGCACTTTCAATTTTGGTGGATAAAAACCCAGAGGGAGTATTTACTCCTTCAAGCGAGAGATTTGAGAAGAATAATCTTTTAATGCAGAACCTTTATCACGCTAATTGGGAAAGGGCAAAATCAAAACAGCAACTCAAACTCTTTATTTACAACCTGGCAAAATATGGTTGGGCAATAGGAAGAACTTACCCTTTGTTTATTAAGAGAAAAGTTAAAAATCTTGTCAGATATGACCAGGACAATCCAGAGAAGTCAGTGTGGGAAGAAAAAGAAGTTATAGATTATAATGATATTTACAGGGAAAATTTAGACCCTTGGAATGCTTGGATTGACGATATGGCTACTCCTAACGACCAGTTTTCAATAAGGGACTGGTCTTGGAGAAAAGTGTATTCCTGGGATGCTGCTAAACAGGAGTTCGGTAATTATCCTATGTGGAAATATGTTTCACCTGGGGGATTTACAGAAGAAAAAGTGGATAGTACAGCCAACCAAAAGAGATATACTGAAAAAAACAGAGTAGAAGTATATTTTTATGAAAATAAACCAAAAGACCTTTATGTGGTTATTGCCAATGATATTCCTATTATTGTAGAGCCCCTGCCAATTTCAGATTCAGAAGGACATAAGTATTTATCCTGTTGGCAGACATATTGGCTTTTAAGACACGCTGAATCTCCTTATGGAATTGGTATTTGGGAAGCAATTAAGGAAGACCAGAAAATCATAGACAAGATTAGGAATATGACAGTTGACCAGTTGGTTCTGTCTATCTATAAGAGTTTCTTTTATCAGGGAACACAAAATCTGGTTAATGATGCTGAAATCAAAATTGCTCCTGGAAGGGGAAAGCAGATAATGAGTCCAAGAGATATGAAGTGGCTGGAAGTATCAGGACCAGGGGCAGAAGCCTGGAAGGGGTTGGAAGTATTTAGTAAGGATTTAGAGGAAAGTTCTGGTATTACAAAACCTTTGGCAGGTGAAATTACAGGTAAGACCGCCTTTGAAATAGCCCAAGCAAAAGAAGCAGCACTTCAAAGGTTAAAGATGCCCCTTGATAATCTAACAGATGCTCTAGAAACAGATGGTTATATTACAGTTGCCTTAATTCAGATATTATATTCTATCCCTGAGCTTTATAGGATAGCCGAGCCAGAAAAAATTGAGGAGTATTTAAGGGAAATTGAAGGGGATAAGGAATTATATGCCAGAGACGAGGCAGGAAACTTTGTAGCCAAGGTTTATAAGGAAATCCAGTTAGGATTAGACAGAGATGAAAAAGGAAACCTTATTGAAACAAAAGACAGCAGATTTTTCAGAATAAAACCATCTGGTTTGAGGTGGGAAGGAATTATCAGGATTAAACCCCAGTCAATTTTTGTAGTTTCCAGAGAATTAAAAAAGGCAATGAACTTAGAGTTTGGTAGTGCTGTGGCTGAGTTATTACCACAAGACCCAGCAATTTATAGCAAACTAGTCAAGTTCTTAGCTGAGAATTATGATGTGGATTATGAGAAAATTGTTCCTGATAGTTGGCTTCAAGAACAGACACCGCAAGAACAACCATTGATAGTTCCAAAACCTACACCCGAAGAAATGATGATGCAGGCACAGGGTCAAGCACCTATGGGACAAGCACCACCAGGAAGAATAAGTCAAGCCAGACCAAGAAGTGTAGCCCCCACACAAAGCCCACAGAGTTTAACCCAGAAAGTTATGGGGCAAATAAAAAAAGCAGTTCCATTTTTAGGTGGAGGCAGTAGGTAGTTTATGAAAAAAAATATATTACCATTTATTAAATCCAAAAATGGTTGGAGGGTAAATTCAGAATTTTTGTTTTATTTTTATAGTACTCACGGTCTTCCCCCTGAAATTAGTTTGGAAAAATTAAAAGAAAATATCTCGGCAGAATATAAAGAAAAAATTAAAGCCATTGAAAAAACCCAAAAGTCTTTCAATGAAAAAATCTCCCAAAAAATGTAAGCATAAATGGGTTCAAGAAGAAAAACCCAAAGTAGCACTTGGTTCAAATGGAACAGTGTGGGTCTGTTTAAAGTGTGGGGATAGAATTGTCAAAACCGAGAATTACAATATCTATGTTTGAGGATAAGCAAAAATCCCTTTTAAGAAAGTTTTATGAGTCAGATGAGTGGAAACTTATAGAACAAATTGCTAACGAACTGATTTCAGAGATTAGTTTAGATTCTTCTATAGGGGAAAGCGTGGACGAAACCGTTAAGAAAACCTATGAGAAAGAGGGTAAAATTCAAGGTATAAGAGATTTATTACAAAGAATTTTTAATAAAACACAATGAGGGGAAGTTATTTAAAGACAGAAGAACATAGAATAAAAATAAGAAATGCTTTATTAGGGAAACCACTTTCAAAAGAACGAAGAGAAAAAATTAGCAAATCTCATCTTGGAAAGAAATTAACCGAACAACATAAAAAGAATATTAGTAAAGCACTAAAGGGGAGAATGCCCAAAAATTTAGCACTTCTTCATTCTCCAGAGATGCAACGAAAAGCCACTGAAGCATTTCGTGGTTGTACGGTTAGAGAAAAACACTGGAACTGGAAAGGAGGATATGTACGACCCCCCTATACAATAGATTGGACAAAAACCTTAAGGCGAAGCATTAGAGAAAGAGATAATTATACTTGTCAGATATGTAATAAAACTCAGGGCGATATTACTTATTGTATTCATCACATTGACTACAATCCTAAAAATTGTAGTCCAACAAACTTAATAACATTGTGTCGTAGTTGTCATCAAAAAACAAACTTTAATAGAAGTTATTGGCAAAACTATTTACAAAATATAATTCAAAAATATGATTACAGAATATGAGCGTTTTCGTATTATAGATAAAAATAAAAAGAATGACTTTTTTATTGATGTTAATTATAAAGATGACCCCGAAGTGAGAAAATGTAAGACATTGAAATTCACTTTTCCAAATGGAGATGTGGCTTATGTGGATAGAGAACTATTAAATACATTTTTATTTACTATAGGTAAGATAGAAGACCAGGGGGCAATGATACCCAAAAAACTAACCACATTTAGAACAAGAAGAACAATGCTGGGAATTGTGGCTAAAAAAGATATTAAGAAAGGCGAGAAAATAAATGTTGAAGTTGATATTAAACTGCCACCAATAGAGGAAGAAGTAATTGGCGAGGTGGCTAAAAGATATAACTTACCAATAATAAAGCCCAAGTCTGGGATTATAGTCCCTAAAAAATAAAGGTCGGACAATATAAGCATTTCTTTTTAAACTCTGTTCTTCTACAGAGTCTAAAAGAAGTAAAAACATTTAAGAAGATTATGCCAACAAACAAACAATTAGAAGAAATAGTAAAAAATCTGGAAGAGAGGGTAATAAAATTAGAAGCATTAAAATTAGAAATAGAGAAGCCAGAGAAAGAATCAGAAAAAGAGCCAGAAGGGGAAATAAAAACTGAAACCACAGAGAAGAAAACTGAAGAAGAGTTACCCGTTCCAAATATACCTCCAAAATATAGGGAGGCAATAAACGAGGTTCTTAATTCAAGGTTTGGAATAACCATTAATAGTGTGGGAGATACTCCCGCCTTTGAGATGATTATTTCGGTTCCCAAAGAATACTCTTCTCTGGGAGATAATGAGTTTCAGGAAGCAGGTGGAGACTTAAGAAGTAAAATTATTTCTTTTGCTGGAGGGCTAAACGAGGTAAGGAGTTATCTACAACTCGTATATACTAGTTTTTCTCCAGAAGTCCAAGCCAAAATTGCGGCTGATAGGTTAAATGCCTAATCCGTTTTCTCTACCAGATGCCCCAGATTTAACTGATAAATCGGTTAATGCAATTAATATGCCAGCAACATCTAAAAAACAATTTAGATTAATGAAGGCTATTTGCGAAGGAACCTATCCTGATGGATATAGGGGAATTAGCAAGAAGGTAGCCTGTGAATTTGTCAAAGAACAAAGTCCCAAGGGTTTACCTTTGAAAAAAAGAAAAACTCAAGAATAGAACATTAAAAGGTCGTAGAACATTTCCAACCCAACTAAGAGGCTCTTAGTGTTGCCTTATGGACTTTTGGAAATGCTCTTCCAATAAGGCAATACCAAAAGCCCCTTAGTCAAGGGCTTTTATTATTAACCTACTTTCATTTTCATCTCTCACCACTTCAGGTGAAGGTTAAAAGGGAAGTCAAAAAGATGGCAAAAAGAGTAGGTTCTAACCCAGATTTTGACGAAGGTGAAGACCTTACTGGTCTTACTAAGGCTCAAACTGGAGAGGAAGTAAAAGAAGAGGAGAAGGAAACTCCTGCTGAACCTTCCGAAGTAGAAAAACCTGCTGAGGAACCAAAGGAACCCGAAGCCGAAAAGGCTGAGGAAAAACCAGAGGAACCTAGTGAAGATACTGGTGAGAAAGAAGAAGCACCCGAAGAGGATAAGAAAGCAGTTCAGGGTCTTACTACCGAAAAAGAGAAGTTATTGGCTGATGTTCGGGAACTTAGAAGGTTAAAAAGATACCTCAAAGAAGAGGAAAAACCCTCTGAACCCGAAAAGCCATTAACCAAAAAAGAGGTAGATGAATTAAAAGACCTTAATCCTACTGATGTCCAGGTTATTGAGAGGGTTATAAGGGCGAAGGGATATATTCAAAAAGGCGATTTAGATAAGACCTTCTTTCAAAAAGAGAGAGATAGTGCCTTAGATGAATTCCTTGAACAGTATCCTGAATATCGTCCTGAAAATGACCCTGGAGATAAAAACTGGACAGCATTAAAGGAAGAACTCGCTTACTATAAAATGCCCAATACTAAGAGAGAAATCTTAAAAGTATTAGGGAAGGCTCATCGTGATGTTTCACCCTTGCTTTCTACCAGTGACCGAACAACCCAAGAAGCCAAAAAGAAGCAACTGACAACTGCTCAAACTGGCACAAAAGCAAAAGGGGTTGAGAAGTCGTCTCAAGGTGTACCCTTCACTGAAGAACAAAAAGAACAATTACGTCGAGGAGGGCATACCGATGAAGACATCGAAGAAATGCAAAAATTAAGAACTTAATAAATGGCTTTTAAACTAGTGTCTAGTTTAGGTGGAGCCTATGACCCAGCCCTTTATCAGTTTACTGGAACTGGAAGAATTCCTTTAGGTTCTGTTGTTAGAAGGACTACCTCAGGTGAGGGTAGGGGCTATGTAACAGTAGCTGCTAACACCGATGGTGGTTCTGAAATTGTTGGGGTTGCTGCCTCTGCTGTTATTGGGGCTAATAGTTATGACATTAATGTTATTCCTATTATCTCTGGCCCAGGGGGACAACTTTGGGAGGCTGATTGTGCCAACAATACAGCTTCTGGGCAGAGATTGGTTAGAAATGGTCTTTCTTCTGCTGATGTCTTAAATAATAGCACAACCGACATTGGAACTGGAACGGGAATCTTTATGAATGTCCGAGAGATAGGTGCAGTTGGAGATAAGAGAATGTTGGGATATTTCTGTATAGACCCAAATGGGTATGGAAAATAATAAATTATTATGCCTAATCCATTACAAATAGCGGATGCTGTAGATTTAGTTGACGCTTCTATCCAGCAAATCTGGCTAAAAGACGGTGCGGTGAAAGATACTTATTACGATAAGTATATGAACACCGAGACTGGGGTCACTGACTACTACCTAAAAGACAGTTCACTAGGAGGACTTGGTTATGCCTCTAGGGTAACCGAGAACGCTGTCATTCAGAGCCAAAGTCCTATTCAGGGTTTTGACCAAGTCTATACTCAGCATGAGTATGGAAAGGTTTTACCTATAACGAAAAGGATGTGGTTCTTTGGGATTAAGAAAAGAAATCTTGAACAAGTTGTCCAGCAATTAAGAGATGCTTGTGCCCACGAAAGGGAGAAGCTCTGTGCTGAATTACTTGAAAATGGATTTATAACCTCTTATACCCATTCAGATGATGGCGGAAACTACACTATTAACACTACTGGCGGAGATGCCAAGAGTTTGTTCTCTTCTTCTCATACAAGGGAAGATGCGGGGACAAATAACAATAATGTAGTTTATGACGGTATAAATTGTAAGTGTAGTGCCGTCAAAAAATCATCTCTAATTAATGGGGAAAACCTAAAGCGAAAAGCTATGGCAACCCTCAGGAAGGCGATGAGCCACCTGCAGAGACTGAACGAGATGACCCTATTTAGGGAAGCGACAGTCCCATCTTATATGAAAATATAAGTTAAGATTCAAGACTACTTACAACATGGATTTTCAATTAAAGTTCATTTAAAATCTCTTCTGAATAACTGGAAAGCCTACGGGTATCATACCGTAATAGAATGACCATTTTTTCGTCATATATATAAAAGGTCAACAATATCACAATATGATACTTATGGTAACCAGAGGCAAGCATAATTTTAATTTAGATTATCTCGCTGGCTTCTTTGATGGAGAGGGTAGCATCTTTATCACAAAGATGTTTAATAAGCGTTCTGGAAATTACTGGTATAGATTATGTGTTAGTTGTGGAAATAGTATTCAAGAACCCATTGAAGAATTACACAGAATATTTAGTCTTACAAGAAAGAATTTTCTTTATATACCTGGTAGGAAAAAAGAATATAAACCCTCTTATCAGTGGTTGGCTACTGGCAATGTAGCAAAAAGATTTTTGGAAATTATGGAATCTAGGTTGATAGTTAAACAAAGACAAGCAAAATTAGGAATTGAATTTCAAGAGTGGCGGAACTCTCTACCCAATACTGGGAAAAGAAGAACTCCTGATATTCTCCAAAAATGTGAAGAATATTAGCAGAAAATGAGAAATCTAAATAAATATTATTCGCAGCCGCAGAGACTAAGCGAAGAGACACCTAAATAAGGTGAAGCGATAGTCCGAACTCTGTGGGAAACCACGAGAGGTATTCTAGAAATAGATACCCCGTATTTTTGTTTAATACGAGTAACATAATTGTTTGATTATGATGCACTTAAAGCCGCTCACAGAACGGCAAGGCTCATAAAAAGTCCAAGAGGTAAACCAATGGATATTCTGTTAGACACTCTTGTAGTCGCCAGGGGAACAACTAACCATCACAGGGCAATTGAAATGCTGGGTTCATTCAAAAAAGGATGGCAACCAGCAACTGCCGACCGTGAAGGAGCTGGTGTTCCTGACTATAAGATTATCGCCCTACCATGGATTTTGACCAATACTGACTTTTGGTTTATGTTTGATTCTAAATACAAGAATCCCACTTATGGGCTTCAGTATAAAGAATCTCAACCAATTAAGTTAGAGGGTCCGAATGTTGTGTTTAAAACGAATGAACTCCAATATAAATCAACATTTATGGCGGATATTGGACACAATGATTATCGTGGTTGGGTTGGTAGTACTAACTTGAATGTCTAATCCTAGACAGAACTCTAAATCTTAGCACTAAAATCAAACAAGAGCACTTCAAGTATTCTTTTCTTGTGGAATGCGAACCGAGACGAGTAGCCAGGTTGCCTGACGGTCGTAAGGTCTATATTGGAGAGCCTGTACTCGTCTCCTCTTAAGAGGAAAAAGTCTCCAAAATAATAAACTAATATGCCTTGGTATCAAAACCAACCCTATACTTCATTTAGGGGGGTTAATAACAAAGACGGAAAAACTAGACTACAGTCAGGTGCTTATGGTTTGACATCTAGTGTAACAACTTTGTCTGCCAATAGAACCCTACAACTTCCCGATGCCGATGTTCAATTTAAGAATGTTGGAGGTTCGGTTTTAGTGGGTGGTTATGGAACTGCTTCATTACCACATTGGTCAATTGCTGCCCTATCTGTTCAGAATACTATCATTGTTGATGGTGGCATTAAGCCCAACGATGGTATTATTTCTCAATTAACCAATAGCGATGGCTCAGCCTGTACGGTTGTAGCTAGTGTTCCTAGTAATGGTAGTTATACCCTTTATATTTCTAATCCCGATGGGACTGGAACTGTAGGGCAGGCTATTTCTGCCACCTTTACAGTAGGATATTTCTATTTCCGTTACTAATTAAAAACTTTATTCTTAAAGTTCGCTTTGTTGGCGGGAACTATTCTCGTTTCTCGCCAACAGACGAGAATAAGCGAATTTATGGAAAACTTACAAAACAACATACAACAAACAAAACAAGAACAACAAAATCCCCAAGAAATTAAACTTGGAGACAGAGAGAAAAAAATCTTAAAACAACTTGATGGATATAAACTCCAGGAGTTAAAGAACATCAGGAATGTGATAGACAGGGGAGTTCAGAAAATCAAAATGGGGCAGATACAGGATTTAGTTAAAAGAGACCCTTCTAT